GGAAAGTCGCGTGAGGAAATGCGCCACTGTTACTACCGTAGCAAGAGCAGCGACGGATACCACAATCACTCTCGCACAAGATGAGAAGTTTGAGGCGGGAGACATAATCGTGATAGAATGTGAGTTGCAGACCGCAGGTAGCGAAAGCAACAGAGACTGGAACTCCTACGAGACTAGGCACATAGTCCAAAGCAGAAGCAGCAACACACTGACTCTGACAGCCGCCATAGGCTACACAGTACCAGTGGGTGCGCTAGTATCTCGACTTACAAGGGACATAGAGGTGGGGGCCTTGCAGACCGGCTCTACCACCATAGACGACTCAACTAACATAGGATTCTTCTACGCAGAACATTACAGTGGCAACTACAACAGGACTCTGATACTCAAAGATGTCTTCTTTAACAACGTCGGGAACAATAACAGCAACTTCTATTCTGGTTTCGTAGTCAGGGGTCACTTCAGCACTGATGACCCACCTGTTACTGTCGGCATATCAGGCAACTACCAATCTATGATTCAAGAGCCATGGATAGAGGGTTGCACGACCATGATAAACGGCAACGGGAGAAGGGACTACTCCGGTATGTGGCAGTATGACTCAAGGAATTCGGGAATAAGATGTGGGGTATGCAGTAATGCGGAAGATGCATTCACCGTACATTGGGACCCCAGCCAACGAATCTACAACTGCTTCGCCATTAGTTGCGCTGACAGAGGGTTGAGAGTGCAAGGAACTCACTACAACCACGAAGTAGCGTACTGCTATCTCAACAGGGTTGGCAACAGAGGTGTGTACTACGAACCAGTCTACAATCCCGGTAGGGGATTGCACGACATCAAGATGAATGTAGTAGACAACGACCCTATGCGAATCAACAGACACAATGGATACTCAGGCAATGTGTGGAAGATAGATGTGAAGGATAGTCGCTTTGAAGGGCCATACATGAGCGAGATGGGTGGCGGTGATTTCGCTTGTCTCTACTCAAGATTCAGACACATTACATACACAAGCAGGACTGGTCAAACTAAAATGAGTGGTTCGTCATACGCAGGTCGTCAGGGGTACAGCAACAACAATGCCACGTTCAGAGTCATAGAAGCAGATTTTGAGTATGATAATGTAATCAACTTCACGTACTACGCTAGATTCATATGGATTCCAGAGGAAGGAGCGTACCTAGTGAATAGGACATCCCACGACCAATCCGAACGTGCCACAGTGAGGGAGACCATCTTCGTCCCTGCTAACTCCACTGCTAGAATCAGAATCAGTTGCAAGCCCACTGCTGGTTTCTCAGGCAGCGAACCGAACGCATTCGTACAGACTCTTTCTGCCTTCACCGACTACTCCACTGATGGAGGCGACCCGTTCGGTGGTAGCAACGAAGGTGCAAGCCTCAACTCCACACTCACTGAGGGTGTAATCTTCTCCTCTTTTGAGAGCAACACCGACTACCAGAACGTGGATTTGACTGTCGCTGCTGTCCCTTTCAGTAGGTATCTCTCTACTGGTGTTGGTCTTCACAATACGGACGCAGCGGAGGGATTCTACATGAAGCCTATAGAAGTCTATCTGGATAACATGCCCGTGCATAGGGACATGATGCTGTTGAACACCACCGAGACTTCTAAATCACCTGTGAGATACGGTGATAGCCATGGAGTCATCTACAGGAGATGGGGAGGGACAACGTAATGTCAGATGATGTCCTGATTACACCAGCCTCCAGAAAGGTGGAGTTCTTCGATAGCGCGGGAAACATAGATGGTAAGATTGAGTTGGATAGCAACGGTGACTTGAACATCACATCGACTGGTAGCATAGCGATAGGGGACATCACGCAGGACATACACGTGGGGGATGGCACACAAGCCGTAGACCTAGTGTTTGATTTCACCAGCAGCATCTACTCAGTGGCTAACCAAGACCTCACGATTGGTAAGAAGTCTCTCGGCGGTAACGATGTAAAGGTAGACAGCCCCTCTTGCCTAAGAATAGACACCGATTCTGGTTACGTGGAAGTAGGACCGAAGAACGCAAGTTGGTCGCATTTCTACACGGACAGGGCAAAGTACTACTTCAACAAGGGAGTTATAGTCGATGAGGGTATCATAGGTTCCTACAACGAGGACCTAAAACTAGTAACAGACCAGAACGAAACGAGAGTCACCATAAAAGCCACTGATGGTGATGTAGGGATAGGCAACACTGACCCTATTTCAAAACTGCACGTTTCTGGTGACACTACGATATACGACACTACCAATGAGGCACATTTAGTATTGAGAAGGGATGCTACTGGCACGAACTATGGTTCATCAGTTAGGTTTGAGTTTGGAGATTCTGGTGGTGCTTCTTCGGGTCATCTCTATGCTAGAATGGTCGGTGCAATACAGGACTCGACTAATGGTTCGGAAGATGGGTATCTAAGATTCGATACTTCAAAGGATGGAACCATCACAGAACAGATGAGGATTGACAAGGATGGTAATGTAGGAATAGGGACTACTAGCCCTGCTGCTCAGTTACACGTAGAGCAAGACGATGGAGCAGTTCACGGATTGAAGGTCTACAGAAATGATTCATCTACATCTACATCGTTGGCCTATTTCCACGATGACAGCGTTTATGTCGATAATGCCACACTACACGTGAAGAATGACAGAGCCGACCAGTATGGGTATGCGGCTCTGTTAGAGGGAAGAGTAGGTATTGGCATTACCGGGAACATGGTAACTCAACCAGACCAAGTATTGCACGTTGAAGGTAGCATTCTAGTTGATGCGTTCAATCAAGGTAAAACAACACTAGCCTCCAACTATTCAGATGGTGCTACATCACTTGTTCTCACAGATTCAAGCACCTTCAATGAGAAGGGGACGGGAACGATTAATGGAGTAGAGTTCAATTGGACAGCAGTAGACCATAGCACCAACACATTAACCGTTCCAGACCTTGATGCTAACTATACTGCTGGCGTGACTGTTGCTGCCGATACAGGTTTATTCTTCAGGGAAGGATTTGAAAATGATATTCAACCTAGTATTACTATCTATGATAATGCTAATAGCGGTGTCTCAAGAGATGACCTTTCGATTAATGCATACTCTGCAATCAGAATGCAATTGAACGATTCGGCGGAACTGAAACTTACTGATGACAAACTAAGTCTAACACCCGGCAATGAAGATGTCGCCTCGTTTGTATTCAGAAACAGAAATGACTTGGGTATGTTTGAAAGTGGATACAATCTACAACTCGCTTCACCAGAAAATGTCTACATTCAAATAGACAGCAACAACAACAATACCGACACTAAGGCTTTCATCGTTCAGAAAAACGCAAGTGGTGTTGGTGGAGGAACGGAACTATTCCGTGTACATGAAAACGGCAAGGTCGGAATAGGAGAGGACGACCCCGGAAGCCTGTTGGAAATCCGAGGGGCTACGACCATTGGTACTACTACTGGTCACGTAATGCTGACAGGAGACAGTGCCACCAACGGACAAGGGCCACAAATCGTCTTCTCAGAAAGCGGTAGTGGGAGCAGTTTCGCAGGTGCCTATATCGGTCATGTAAGGACAGGTAGTAACAGTATGGGTGACTTAGTCTTCGCCACTAGACAATCGTCAGGAGACGCTAACACAGTCCCAACGGAAGTGATGCGCTTAAAGGGAGGAACCAGTCCTGAGATAACGACAGCCGCCAACATCACTTCTACAAGTGCCAACAATTACAATCTATACTGGCCCTTGTATTTCCAAAGGGATAATCTAGGAACGAGCAACATAGACCTGAGACTACCCAACGGTGGTTCCGGTACTACCGCTATCAATCAATTCGCCATGCCAAGAGCAGGTAAAGTGATGGCTTTCACCATATATTACTATGGAGGCACAATCAGCACTAGTGGCTCAGATACCGACACATGGAGAATCAGAAGGCTACATAGCGGTGGGACAGAAGTGACTGAGGACACTGTGGTAGCCATGGATACTACCGTAGCAAGTGCTAACGCAAACAATCGAAATGTGACTGTTGAATTGTCTACTCCCATGGCTTTTAACGCGAACGAATCAATAGCATTCAAGAGAGGTGCTAATTCAGGGCATTCAATACATGAAGTGTCTGGTGTATTATGGATTCACTTTGACGCATAGGTGATAGAATGATTAGTTGGGATGAATTAAGAGGAAAGAGAGACAGCGAACTATTGAATATGGACAAGTATCAACTGGTGATACCGTACTCACTATTGACAGATTTACAGAAGGAAGAATTGGCTACATACAGACAAGCACTTCTCGACCTGCCCAATGACTACGATACTCCCGAAGAGGCAGAGGAAAACTTCCCAGAGCCACCATCATGGTTAGATTAACTCGCAATCCCACCAACGAAAGCGATTCAGTTTGACCTTCTTCAACGGTAAATTCAATCTGCAACCCCATTGTAAATTAATTTTCTAGATGACCGTTTTTACCTACCCTAGAGGGAATGCTTTCTAGCCCACTCCATGGCAAGGTAGTCCAACCTTCCCAACCACGACATTAGACCGCTTGCAAGGACTACTAGGTAGGGAATGTAGAAACCCAAAGGCACTTCAATCCTGAAATTATCCAAAAGTCCCATATCCAAAATTTCAATCATTGGTCTTCACTCCTGAAATACTTGGCTAGTTCCTTGAATTCATTCACTAGAAGAAACGTGGCGCAGAAAAAAAAGAATCCCATCAGAATATAGACGGGAAGAAAGGGGCTATACTCCAAAATGTTTCACTCCGTCTGCGCCTTCCAATAGTCCCAGTCCCAATCCGGATGCCTTTTCATCAACTCAGCCAGAGTGTTGGTCATGGTGTATTTTCTACACCGGCTTTTTAATTTAACTTTTTTGCTGAAAGGGAGGAAAATGACTCATAGAAAATGAATAGTAAACTACTACCACAATTCTGGAGAGAACAGTTTGAGCGAACAATTTGTCATTTTTCTTGTGGAAACCCCCCTCTACCCCGGACTAAGTGCGACCCGTACCGAGGCTTGAGTTCTTATCTGATGAATCAACCCATATGTGTCTGCATTCCCTGCATTGCCACATGTGGATTCTCTTACCTTTATCTCCTCCGTTAAGATATTTACCTGTAATACGATATGGTATATGTTTATTCCCGCAACTCCTGCATTTCACGTTTAGTTTCTCAAGAAGACGCCCCATTCTCGTTACCCCTCTTCGCTATGATGTCATCTATCTTGAGGATAGCAGTGGTTACTTCAGTGGCGCTGAGCATGGCTTGCTTTACCAACTCAAAAGGCTCGTAGACGTTCTGCTCTAACATGTCCGTTATACCACCCATTTCTACGTCGGGGCCGAAATGAAGATTACCCTCTGATACTGCGTGCCTTAGGTTCAGCAAGCAGTCCAATGGGTCATGTCCTGCATTCTCCACTATCGTGGCAGGTATGACTTCAAGAGAGTCAGCAAATGCTAGGATTGCCATCTGGGAGCGTCCCTCTATGCTAGCCGCTTCCTGTCTCAAGTGAGAGGCCATTGCTACGTATGTGCTTCCGCCACCTGCTAGCACTGGGCTTCCGTTGTAAACTAGGCTGACTACACCAAGCGCGTCATCGAATCCTCTCTCTATCTCATCCAGCACTGCGTAAGTGGCACCTCTCAGAATGAGAGTAGACTGGCACTTGCTCTTGTTCCTTGCAGTGTCGTGAACGAACATGTACTCGATATCGTGGTATCTCCTGATTTCCACTTCCGCTGCTTCTATCTTGTCGATGTCCGCAGGAGTTTGCGCTATGCCGATTCTGAGAGTGCTGGACAGAGCGTTCATCACGCTCTCCTGAACCCTCTTCACTACAGCGATGTTGTGCTTCCTCAGATAGGTGGTAAGGGCATCATCTACGTTGTCCCTGACGAATAGGTATCCTCCTCTAGGCATTAGATTAGTCAGCATCTCGCCGTTCTTCTGGAGGTCATCGTGCTTGGTGTTCTTGTAGGCTGAGTAGTTCTCCACGCTTGCGAATTGTAGTTGCACGTTATCGTCATTCTTTAGTTTCTCAAGACCGCTGTTCACTAGCACGCAATCTACCTTTTCGTCGTTGAGTCCCATCAGACTCTGCTCGACTTCCAAGACTGGTGTCCTATTGACTACTGTACCATCGAACAGTTGCGAGTCTGTTATGCTACCTCCCGGTAGGCAGAGCACTCTTACTTTCTCCGCATCGCCCGCTTTCTTCACAGCCTGTACGCAGAGTTTCGCTACGCTTTCCTCCGCTGTTTCCAAGGTCTTACCAGTAACCGCTGTTCTTGCTATGCTCACCAGTAAGTCGTCGTCCATCTCTTCATCACCCTTAGTCAAAGGTAGTTCTTCCCTCAGGTACTCTATAGCCATCCTCGCTGCTTGGTTGTAACCCTTGCAGACGATGTTGGGATGTACTCCCTTCTGGAATAATCCTTCCGAGTTTGCTAGTAACTCACCTGCCAATACTATGGTGCTAGTCGTACCATCGTAGCAGATGCTTTCCTGAGTTTTCGCTATATCCACAATCATCTTGGAGCCCGGATGACCTACATCCAACTCCTTGACTATGGTCGCGCCATCGTTCGTTACTATCGCATCACCACCAGCGTCCACCATCATCTTGTCTCTACCCATAGGGCCTAGTGTGCTCTTGACGGTATTCACTATCAGGCGTGCTGCTCTTATGTTGTTATGCAACGGGTCCAAATTATCATCTTTCATTTCTATTTCCACTCCACTTCTATTTCTATTATCTCGCCACTCTCAAGAGAGCGTGACTTGACTATCCCGTTTTCTTGACCGTACTTGTACAGGTCAAAGGTCAACTGAGCATCCTTCAAACAATAGGATGCAACCTCCTCAAACTTACCCTCCCTCCAAGCAATTGGTGCTTCTTCGCTCTTCATGCTCTTCTCGTTAGAGAGGGTGTATTTAGTGAGTAAATCCAGATTGGTAGCAACTCTACCAGCAGAGAACAGGGATGCCTTTTGTACCAAGTTCTTGGTGTCTATGACTTGGTCATTGAATTTGAATAGCGCTTCACCCGCTGCCCAGCAATCCAGAGAGTCCTTCAATACAGGTAGGTCGAAGCCTAGGATGTTGTGGCCTAGTAGTTTACCACCTTCACCTAGATGCTTTTCTATATGGTCGCCCAATACGCGAGGATGCAAATCATGCACGGTCGCTCCTTCGATGTCGATGTCCTCCTTAGTGAAGATGTGTGCGTTGTTTCCATCCCACGTAGCAACCACTGATGGCTCAAAGAGAGCCTTGTTCTCCCAGCCTCCAATCTCCCAAGAGAAGTTAGCAGTCTCTATGTCTAATGCCATTATGTCTGTCATTCTACATCCTCCTTCAATTTCAAGAAAACCACTCTACCATCCTTCGATTGTTGGAATATCGCATTAGCCCATTTGTCGAAGTTGTTGTACGCGCTACCCCTTGAGCAGTCGTTCTGTGTCTCGTATACCTTGAGAACCTTACTCTTCATTGCCCAGCCATCACCCTTGTTACCAAGGTCAACAGGGTCTACTTGCTGGAAGGCAAGCAACCACTTGTTCTTCTGTGCAGCCTTCTCAGCGACCTTTGGTCCTATGTCTACCTCTTCTTCTAACCATAGGATTAGATTCTTGAACAGGTCGTACAGTATCTCCTTAGCCATGTCTATGTGTTCACCCGTGACTACCCATGACCTCTCCATGATGGCCATGTGAGTTGCGAAGACCACGGTGTTGTTCTCCATTGCTGGTACGAAGGACGAGATGACATCTGATATAGCAGGGCTCAAACCCTCTATGAGACCGTAGTAGTCCTCTATCGCGTCATAAAGAGCCGCGTAGAAGGTGTTGTCGTCAGCGCTGAACATCTTATCCATGGAGCCTTGGAGCAAGTCCTCCCTCTCTTTCCTCTCCATTGAGTCCCATTCTATGAAACTAGTCTCATTTAATTCAAGCACCTTGTCCCTCAGCCACTTCTCCCTATCAGCGAAGTAATTAGTCAAGTCCTCATAGGATACCTCCATCTTGGGAGCGGTCTTGTACACACGTGAGGCCCTAGCCATGCTGACGTTCATTCTCCTCTCCAAGTTCCAATGAGACCAGTACAGAAGCACTCTCTGGAATATACCTTTAGTCAGGACATATTCCTTGACGCCTCTAGGGGGATAGGTGGTTATCCAAAGGGACACTAGTGATTCTATTCTCACTGTGCCTAGTTTCGTATGCTTGACTAGTTCGTTACCGTTACTACCTACTGGGTTGCAAGCAGACTGCAAGTACAACACAGTCTCCTGACTGTGTCTGTTAGGGTTGAGTATGATTGAACCCTCATCGAAGTTCAGACCCGTGCGACCTGCTAGCATCCCTTCTTTCAGAACCGTAGTCTTGACTCCATCTTCCTCCTCTATCTCATACCCACCTATGAGACCAGCATCAGTGCCAGAAGTGTACATCTCACTAGGTAGCCCGCAGTCTCTCATTATATCCCCGACGAACTCCCAAGCGATTGACTTACCAGTCCTGCTCGATTGAATCCAGAAGCAATGCACACGCGGGTCTAGATGCGCTTGGTCCCATGGTATCCTGACATATGGAACCGCTACCTGACCTTGTACGAAGAAGAAGGACAGCATTCCGGGTATATCGTTGTCTATGGACACCTTGTTGAAATGCTCCAGATACCCCTCAAAAATTGGAAACTTCTCTACTGCTGTGTAATCTTTTGCTTGCTTCATGTTCTCACCAATGACCCTACAAGGGGTCAGTATATCAATATTATGTCTGGAAGAACATATGAAAGATTGGAATTATCTCCTCATCTTTCGCTCAAACTTTACTGGTTCCTCGCTAGTCAGTACGTCGATTATCCTTCTTTTGAGTACTTTACCTAGTCCTTTGATTCCTCTCATGGACTCCTCGTATCTCATTTCTTCAAGGCTGTCACATTGCTCCAAGAGTTTCTCCCCTAGTTCCCTACCTACTCCCGGTATCGTCATCAGCATGTCCAATCTAACGTCGTTAGTGCTGACTCTCTTGAGTGCCTTGGCACCGTGACGGCTGGCAGGTGTGTGTAGTTTGTTGTGCAACTTCACGATGAACAGTGCTGCTAACGACTGTTGTTCTGTGTAGAAGACCTGACAATCGAAGTCTGCCTTTATCCTTGCTATTGTGCCTATCAGTTCGTTCTGCACGCTTGTGTAACTCACTCTCTGTTTCCGGTTCTCGTTTCTCTTGGCCATGGCCACGTACTTGGATATCTCACCATGTATCACTAGGAAGAATCTAGGATAGTTAGCGTCCATGTTATCCAGTTGTTTCCACAGATGTCCTTTGTTTCTGGACATGAAGAAGTCATCCAAGGACTTGGCTTCCACACACGCTTCTCCTAGTAGATAATCGCCTACCAGCAGACTCTTCCTCTCTACGCTGAGTCCCGCCTTCTCTGCCTTTCTCATTACGGATTGGCAGAACGGACCTCGCTCGTTGCTGTCCACTAGTAAGTCTGGCTTTCTCTTCATGTCGCTAACCTCTTGTGATGGAAACTACAGTATTCTGAATCTGGTTTCTTCCTGTGCTTGCATCTATCTTTACCACCACGGGTGGGAGCAGTACAGCGTTCTTCTTCAGAGGGATTAATGAAACAACGCTGGCAAATCATTCTATCTTTGTATCCGTTGTTTCTTCGCTTGTGGTTTCTTGATGCTAGTTTGGTACCACACACTCTACACCATCTGCTCATACTAAGTCCTCCGCAGTATTGTCGTAATACTTGCAAATACCTGTGCAAAAACCCTCAGTCATTAAGGTTCTGCAAGTAGAAGGGGAGTAATCCCCCATCACTATACTCTCAGTCTGGAATCTTGTTATCGCCTCTTTGAAATCCACCCAACCCTGTGACGCGCAAATACTCACTATCTTGTCCACATGCTCCTCCTTCTCTTTCTTCTCCACTCTGTTCGGAGGGAAGAACCAACGAAATCTAGCAGCCAAGTAATTCACTAGGTGGAATCTAGCCCTGTGTATAGGGTTGCCCTCACCGAGTGCTGCCTGTGCTATGCAAGGTAGTACGATTATCTTGTCAAGCGAAACGTCAGGCAAGTCCACTTTCTTGACATTCTTGTTGAAAGTATCAGATTTCCTTTCTGTCACCTTCAACTCCACGTCTATCGAGCCGTGCTCTATGTAACCGCTGCGTGGCTCCTGTGCCAACTCCATTATGGCATCGTAATCCAACTCCATGAACTCGTCACTACCCATGGGTATCATCCAACAACCTCTCTTTGCGTTGTATGAATTGGGTATGCGAATCATACCAGCAGTGTCGAACGCGACTGTGGGGTCGTTGCAACCCAGACGGAGTTCCTTGTGCCAATTCGCAATCAGATTCTTTCCTGCATGTTTAATCTTGCTCACTTCCAAACCAGTGGTAGGCATCCATGTCTTGGATATGGGAATCCAGAAGTGAAACCCGCCACCTGAGAACCAGATGAAATGCCTGTAGTCATTCAACAGAAGATGCTGGTGTAACCTCTTGGCTTGCTCATGCATCTCCGAGAAAGACACTGTAGCGCCCCTCTTAGTGAAGTCCTTACAATCGAAATCCATTACGAAGTGTCTTATCACTGGTGTGTTGTAATTGACTCGGTGGTGCTTTGGTGGGGTGGTCCCCACATAACCATACGCGGTCATGTAGACGTTGCCACTACCGTTCTTACCAGACCAGAACTTGCTTAGTTCTCTTTCGTCCTTCACTAGTTTTCTGAACCCTCTGGTGCTATCTATGTCAATGTCCAAGACTTCCCTAGGGTAGTCGAGTTTAATGAACATGATAATCACTTATTCGTGATTTTCTTGTACTTATCCAAAGCCATGGCAGAAATCACAGCGGTGCTATGCTTTCGATAAGCCAGAGGATTGACTATGACATCAAAGGCTAGATAGCCCTTCTTCACATTCTCATCAGTAAAGGCATCTAGAGTCATCTGTATACCGTTACTCACATGCACCATTCTATCTCTCCCTATCTTACCCTCATGTACTGTGACCACTGGTTGCTCTCCTTCCCAGCGTCTGTCCAGATACTCAATTATCTGCTTTCTTATTTTGTACGTCTTTTCTGTTTTGTCTTCATTCATTCTTATTACCTCCTTGTGTCCAACCCGGACAGATGTGCATGTAATCACACCATGAGCATAAGTTCTCATGGCGACAGTATGACTTGCAATCTACCTTGTGAATAGGTTCAAACTCCTCCTTTAGATGTGCTCTGATGAGAGCCTTTATCTTCTTATCTACGCTTTTAGGTGCGTATCTAGTCTTACGCTCACCTATCTGCTCTATTTCCCATTCTCTTCTATCTCCATTGTTGACCTCACCAGAGGGGAACTCCCAAGCCCAATTGGTGACAGGGAGGAACTCAGACTCGCCCTCTTCCATCAGCATCTTGTAGAACTGCATCTCCTGTCTCATCGAAGTTGCCTTCTTGGGAGTCCACTTGCCTGTCTTCAATTCCATGAGAATAAAACCATCGTCTCCATCCTGAAAGACTCTATCTACGAATCCCTTCATGTGTACGGGAACTATCACGCCGTCTACCTCTACGTTGGTTCTGGCATGCACCTCCAACTCATTGCCTACTGGTTTCCAGTTCTTGCCTTTGGTAACTATCAGCCTGTCCCATTGCCAACGCAACCAAGTCTCAATCACGCTATCCTCCCCGTACTCGTAGGGAGCGGGTGGCTTGGGTATGATTGACTGTAGTTTCTTGTATGCTAGATTCTCCTTGTAGTCCTCTATCAGAGCCAGAACCTCATCCAGTATCGGGTCCACGTTCTTCCAGAAGTACTCGACCACATCGTGTACGTTGCTACCTCTGACCATCCACATGGTTTCCTCGCTCCTGTAACCTTGGAACTTCTCAAGCCAGTACTGATACGGACAGAAGTGATAACCGAAGAGACTGGACTTGGTCAGTCTCAGAACTCCACCAGTGGAAGGAGACCAGTCGTATCTGCTATCGTCATAGGACTTTTGCATCTCATCACTCAATGGTAGTTTGGATACCGTAAATGACTCTGGGTTGGGATTCCATCTCATAGAAAATACCTCTTCGGACCCATCTCGCATAAGTTAGCGATGTCCCAATCCAGAACATCGTAAATTGATTCTAATTTGTTTCGTATGAACTTCTCAACTAGTAGACCGTAGTCGACCGTGAAGTCATCTATGTCGCTTGCTTCTCTGAAAGCGACCACATTGGTGTGTGGCATGTCATCTGGTACGCCGCTGACGTATACCCACTGCGCTTGGTCGTTGACTAGGAAGGGCTCTTCTTTTGACAGATTGTGATTGTAGTAGAGCATCGCTTTGGCGGCGTTAGGTGGCACTCTCTCGTATTTCGCTTTGCCCATTCTACCAAAGGCAGCCACTTCCTCCACGCTCTTCTGCTTTCTGAATGTGGACAGTACGATGGGTCTCAAGGCCTCGTAGACCTCCTCCTCGGTGCTGCCCGCACCAATCAATCTGAATGCTATCTCCTGCACCTCCTTGCTTATGGGAGAGGCATTAGCGGCTTTGTGTTCGTAACCAGTCACTTTCAGATGTCCTGCCTTCTTCTCAGGCCAAGTGATGATGCCGAAGTTTCTGTTCTTCACATCAGCAGTTAGCCAGTAATCGAAGAAGGCTTCTAGTTCCACGTCCAGAGTGGGTAACCCCAAGTCCTCCCTCATTTCCTCGTTTATCTTGGGCACTAGCGTTTGTAGTTCATCGAATGGTGCTTGTATGTAGCAGGAGTCAGTGTGACCTGCTAGTACTCTGTAACCGTTCTCCTCAGCCTTTGCGAACAAAGCGTCTATGCAACCCCTACCTGTAAATGTGATTGCTGCCCCCACATCAGGGTCGGTCCACATACCACCTATCTTCTTCTGCGATACGTACCCATAGATTGCATTGGTGCATATCTTCACCGCTAGTTGCATCATGTCGAATTTGAATCTGTCATCCTCGTTAGTGGCTTCGCTCATCAGTTTCTTGTAGTGAACCCTTAGTTCCAGCATGTCCTTTACTATTCTAGGTAGGACCCCCTGCTCTCCTTGATACCAGTATGAACCATCGCCCAGTTGCCTGATTCCCTCACCACCGTGGTCCCGCTTGGTGGTTGGGCAGAGATTCAAATCTACTATGATTCTAGGATACATGCTAGCGAAATCGACTAGGCCTACATGTTCGTGTCTACCGGGGATGGTTCTCAATACGTTAGCGGCCTTCAACTCCTTACGTGAGTTCTCACGCATGGAGGGTGGCTTGTACTCTGAGTACCTACTGAATAGCCCCCTCACATAGTTGGTGACTCTGTGTATGCTTTGGAATCTCACACCGCAGTATTGCTGCATGCTAATCAGGAAGGCAAGGGAATTCACCTTCTCATCACACTTCCTCAACAGGGTGGTATCCCTGAGACAGTAGTCAACGAACAAATCGAAGTGTGTGTACCACCACGTCTTGACGTCGAGTTTGTTACCATCCTCGTCCTCCTCCAACTTGCCCTCAAATCCTAATTCCTCTGCTATAGTCTGCAACTTCCGGTTGGGTAGTTGACCCCTCCCTGACTTCAACCACATATTCTCTATACCACTTCCAGATTGAGCGGGCACCGCTGTATCATAACACAGTCTACCCCTTATCGGCTGCTGTGTGTCAGTGTAGCCTCGCTTCTTATGCGGATGAGCCACTTCCCTTATTGGGCTCAATCTAGTTGGGTCTTCCAATCTCCTCATCAGGTGAGGTAAATCAGCCCACATCAGAGCGTGTGCAACTAGTATGTCAGGGTCACATGCATCCATGTGATTCAGGAAAGCGTCATGCATGTCCTTCTCATTATCGAATAGGTGGAGCATGTAACCGTCTTCCCTGTCTATCCAATCGACTGTTTTCTCTTGGTTGTGCCTCCAAGCAAAGACCACTGGGTGTTCGGCATGAGTGTCATCGACAGCCATGACTGTAGTGAAATCCTCCTTGACATCCCATTCCAAATCAAAGTACCACACTCTGGGATGAAACTCAGGAATCTTGTCAGGGTAGTTGTGAATCAGATACTGGTCAGTAAAGGGTTTGTCAGCATCGTACGTGTTCAACCAAGTGTCATTCTTGAGTTCCCATAGGGTCTCAGGCTCTCTAACCACCACTTTCATCAGAACCGTGTGCCCGTCTATGGCTGTGGCTAGTTCCTCTTTCTTTATCTCAACACCTTGGTATCTGTTGACTAAACGCTGTAGTTTACCGGCGGGTGTGTTTCTGGGAATCCAACAATGTGGTTTGATGTAACCCTCATCCATCTCCTTCAAGATGCGAACGTGCAACTCCCCATGCTCGTCCCTAGTCCTCTCGTATATGGGAGGGTAGACGTGCGACCAACCCGGCTCAAGATAATCCACAATCATGTCTATTCCTCTTGGTCGATTATGACTAAGGTTCTGGAAGAGCCGCCATCGTAGTTCTCATGCACGCCTTGGTTCAGGATTATCGGTGTACCATTACCCATGTACATCTTAGTGTTACCATCACCGAGCATACTCAGACAAGGTAGCAACCAATAACCGAAGGACGATTCTATCGTACCCTCCTCACTGGTAATGTCCACGTCATTCAATGAGGTGGTGGCGAACAGAGAGACGTTGCCTCCCTTGGCTACCTTGACCATCAATTCACCCTCGTCGCCGTTCGCTCTCACTTTGTAGTCCGCATCTTTGGGAATCAACTTGCCCATGGATGCTATCTCCTTTATCTCCTTCATGTTGAATTGAGCAGATAGGCTGAGAGTGGCAGTAGCGAACTGAGTGCCACCGCTAGCCTCGCAAGCCTTAATCAGATTCTCGTACTTGCCTACTAACTTGGAGGAGTTGACCTCAAAGCAAGGCACTGTCATCTTCTTGCCGCCAGAAGCCAAACTCAGTCTGTTGTTCATCAACTGCTTCACAGTCACGTCTCCCTTGCATTTCTTGAGAAACGCTATGCTCTTGGGTATGTCACTAAAGAGCAGCGAACCACCGCTCTTGACGTGAGCGTCGGGTATCCCCTCCGTCACCTCAAGGTAATGAGTCATAGCAGCGAACGAGTAACTGAGTGTGGGAATCCCCCCTTCTTTCAAAAATGACAAGTTGTCCGCTACGTCAATTTTCAAGTCCTTCACTGCATCGCTGACTGAACTCAAGTGCTTTAGGAGGATAGCCCCCTTCATCCTCACCTCTGCCAAACTCTCACCTACAGTACACCGTCATTCAACTCGCTGAGCCCGTAGAATGTGGGCTCCTTGCCAGTCTCAGTCACTAGAGTAACCCTCTTCTGTCCCTGTAGGGACGGGTTGGTCTTGCTCTTCTCGTATGTAGCAGTGAATCTCTGCGAAATCAAATCACCATCGTCGTCGTAAATGTCCTCACGCTCACAGATTAGTATCTGGAAAAGGAAGTTGTTGGTCGACTTCTCCCAAGACGGTCTCCACTTAGCGTTAGACTCGTTTACTCCGCTTGAGTAATTGGTCATGGACAAGTGAGTCTCAAGAAACACCTTGACGCCCTTCTTGGTCAATGCCTGACACAGAGCGGTCAACTGCTGGAATCTGCTCTTTCTGATGGCCCAGTCCCACTGGTACTCAACTCTCCTAGCATCTCCCACTCCACGTAGGTCAGCGGACTCTATGCCGTCCTTCGCTAGACCCAAGTCGTTTATCCGCATGTTGTTGATGCACACTGAATCCCACTGGTCCACTCCTGTAATCAGCACTCCCCATAGTTCCTCGGCGTTCTGACTAGCGTACTGTAGAATCTTCATCACCCTCTTGTGGGTGTCAGCGTAGTTGTACGCAGTCCTATCAGCAGTCATGTAGACGAATGGCTCCCAGCACTTGATGGTCTTCACATCGTTGTAGAAGGCGCTCTTGTTAGCAGCACCACCACCATCGAAGTCTAGTATCCACAGTTCCTTCGCTTTGACATCGTCACCGACCTGATTCTCAAACCTCTCAAGGTACTTGCTGTAGGCGTAAGTGACAGCAGCGGTCTTGCAGGTGTTGTCATGCCCCACTAGCCCCATGAGCGTATGAGAGCGTATCGAGTCGTCCATAGCCTCCCTCTCAGCCTCTAGTGCCTCAAAGGGGTCAACCTTCTCATGCGCAGGTAGTTCGTCCTGCTTCATTGCGGCTTGTGCTTCCTTAGTCTTGCCGAATCCCGCCATCTTCCTCGCCTCTGTTTATCTCAGCAAAGTCGTTCCTGAGACTGTTAAGCACGTTGTTCACCTCATTGGCGAACGCCTCTAGCCTTCTCATAACCAGTAATCTGTTGGATGCAACGCTCTGCAAAGCCTCTACTTGTGGCTTCAATGCTTTGTTCTCCTCCTCTATCCTATCCAGTTCTTCCTCAAGTTCTGTTATTCTTTCTTCCATTTCTTTCTTCGTCTTATCTGTCATCTTTCATCACCTCAGTTGAATTGCCCCATGTTAGTATCTCCACCGTTCTGTCTCTTCCTTGCCCTTCTAGGCTCGGTAAAGACCCCCATTACGTTGATTGATGGGTAGAGTGTGCCGTTCCTTGAGCGCATGCCTATGCGTCCGTACACCATTACTGTAGTCTTCTCAGCGTACTGCCACATCTCACCATCCTGCTCAAAGGAGAACGGGTGGGTAAGGTCGTGACAAGCACTGCTGATGTTGCAGAAGACCTCGCTACCGGGACCACCTGCATAGATGTCCTCCAGAGCGCTGCTGCTCAGTGCCATCGAGTATGTCATGCCGCCTTCGTCATTCTCCCACTCTCTTCCCTCTGTGGACATCCTAGTCACTTGTCCCTTGGTGAAGACGATTGGGCCTGCACGACCCTTACCGTCCGCTGTGTCGAAGGTTCTGACGTTAGCATTGTAGTTGTCCGCTAGTTCCTCCAGCGGGCAGTACATGTCTGTGAACATATCACTGACCCAGTATCTGAATGGGTTGAGTAGTGGCCTGACAGTCTCATCTACGAAATCGTCGCTGTAGTTGATTGTATCAACGAATCCCTCGTTGGTATCCAGTATGTCCTTGTAGTTCTCGTTCGTGTTCTCACCGGGCACTCTCACGTTTATGATGCAAGGTACTCCAATCTTGATTGCACGATTGACGTCTGCTCCCTGTAGGTCAACTCTCCACATCTGTATGTTGCTGTTCTCTACGAACTCCTCTTGCTCATTACCGAGGAAGTATGCGTACCTACCAGTCTGATGGGGTGGGTAAGGATTGCCCGCTTTGCTAACGAAACAAAGCCATTCGCTACCTGCTCTGATTCCCATCGAAGGTGGGTTATCAGCGACCTCATCAGTCTCTATGGTGCTATCACCAGACTGTATGACCCACTTGCCATCCTGTGCTTGGTAGTGCCCTGCTCTGCCACCTGATATCAGACCATCAGGGTCTTGCTCAAATTGTCGAACTAGCCATCTTGCTAGTCCTGCTCTCCTATCACCAGTGCTGGCATGCACTCCCACGAATGTACCTACGAAGGTACTAGTGTTAGCGGTAGAAGTGGTGCCCGACCGTAGTTTGGTAGTCACCTGCTCCGCCCAATCCTCAAGAAGGTCATCGTCCTCCTCAGTCCAGTCATCACAATCGTAGTGGGTCTTGATGTAGTCAAAGAAGAATTGCTTCACGCTGTCAAGGTTCTCACCTGTTCTCTCTGCTTGCTTCTCCAGCCTTTCCATCACACCATCCGGCATTTGTCTCTCGTCGTTTTTCTCATTATTTTTCATTGTCTGAAACGGGTTTTCACTCATTCATATCATCTCCTTTCTCATTGTGGCTACCATGTAGTCACAGAAGGAATATTCATCACCGGGCCATGTGTATATGTGAATCATCACATTACCGTAAGCCACCATAGCATCTAGGAAGGCCGCTTTCTTGTCCTCCTTCCTACTCAAATCGTAATACAGCCTATTCATCATCTGACGCAAGGTCAGTCCGTTTCGCAGACCTTTGTGCATGCTTTCCCTGAGTTTGACCCACTCATCAGAGAACGCCAGTCTGCCTAGGTCTTCGATGTTGTTCTTATCCAAAACCTTGAGCCTCTCAGTAAGAGCATCCGGCTCACAAGGTAGCGCTTCAAGGAAATTGATGCATGCTCTCAGGTCGCCACCCATATGCTCTACCAAATCAGGTAGGTGAGGGGTCCATTCCTCTGGGCTCTCAGTCTTGTCATTGAGGAACTCCCATAGCACTGAGGCTCCTTGCATATTACCTATGGGGGAAAAGTGGTAGACCTTGCATCTCGATTGGATTGCAGGTCTAATCTTGTTCAGTTCGTTGCATGTGAATATTAACAGGGCATTCTTGCTGTACGTCTCAATTAGTTGTCTAGCAGCATCCTGAGCAGCGGGAGTGAGGCCATCAGCCTCGTCAATCAGAACTACCTTCCTCATAGGCGTAATAGGTATTGGTTGGAATGCGACTGGCTTTACCTTTAGTATGGTCTTCAAGTCACCCCTTACGAAGTCAATGCCCCTGTCATCGCTACCATTAGTCTCAAAGAAGTTATGCTCATCGTAGTTCTCACCTAGCATCAGTTTCGCCAACAGATGGGCAGTCGATGTCTTCCCAGTACCCGGAGGACCAGTAAACAGTAGTGCGGAAGGGACTTTGTTCTCCTTGAACCAAGACTTCATGTCTTCCAATAACTCTGAATGCACGACATCATCAATGTCATTCGGTTTGCTCAACAAATGCCAATTCATCAATCGAGCATCTTACTATTGGTTTAAATATCAATTACACAATATCAGTAAATTGTACTACGTCACTGTAACCCAGTTCGTTGTTTATCTCCACTAGAACAGGGTGAGCAAGGTACATTGAATCGCTATCATAGTAGGGTGAGGACACTCTTACTACTATACAGACCTCCTCCGGTAGTTCCTCATCTATCTGCATAGCCGGATATCTATTCCTTATCTGGTACATGATTGAGTCTAAGGGGTCATCTAACTGTATTGCTACTCTAGCAACGGACCAGAACTCAGTACCATCGAGGCAATCAGCAATGATGCTCAACTCACCACTCTCTTCATCCCCCTCTACTCTATTGAGTCGTAGATTGTGAATGTGAGCATCCTTCACCACTATGTAACCACCTTCCTCATCAGGCTTGAAAGCACCCTTGTTTGGGAATCTGACTGAGTAATCCTTGGGTAACTCATTCAGGGCTCTCCACGTCAGCAGGGTCTCAGGTCTTACCAATTCTGCGAACAAGTAGTCTTGAGTCTCCACCTTCAACCAGTGCGCTTTCTCCATCCTGTCTAGGAACCCTAGTTCTGGCTCATCTAGAAAGAGGATGTCAACTATGCTTGCCTCACTCTCCAGAGTGTGCTCTATTATTGCTCCTTTCTCCCCTAGCCCAAGGGGAGGGATGTCTACGTTCTTGAAAT